CGACTCGAATGTGACGAGTCGCTTCGTTACGACCTCGCCGTAGTTGCTGCCCTTCACCGCAGCGACCCGCGTCGTCGGTGTCCCCTCGCCGGAAACGATTTCCTGAGCGACTGGCTGAACCCGGAGCGATTTGCCGGATGGTGTGAACCCGACGACCTCGTAGAAGTCGACCTGTGTCTGGTCGTAGCCCCACGAACAGGCGAAGAGGTCTCCGACCTGAACGCCATGATCCTGAACAACTGCTGTCTCCACTGTCTTCTCTCCTTGGTAGTGGGTCTCTGTCACGAACTCAGCATAACGCCCCGTGTAGCGTCATGCAACTCCATCTAACGTCAGGGGCTAGTTGCCGTCAATCTGCCAAGGGTTCGCCTGCTCAATCCCGGTCGGCCCCACCACCGGGACACGACCCCTCGGCGTCTCGTACAACGCCAACAGGATCGCCTCAGCCCGATCCGGGGACGGCACCCCACGCTTCCGCATCGCGTCCTTCTTCTCTATCGCGATGCGCCCCGACGAATCCGACCCGTACCGCGGCACCGACAACTGCGCTGCGGTCTTCCGGTCAATGTCCAACCGAACCTCCTGACGGCCCCCACTGTCCGGCTGGAGCAACGTCCGAGCGTTCCACCACATCTCAGCCCGCTGATTGGCGAACTGCTGAGGCGACCCCGACCGCTCACCGACATTGACCCGGACAATCTCAGCCGAATGGCGACGCTCCGACTTCCACGTTTCCAGAATCGAAGACACCCCCCAGCCGACACCCACCGAGTCGATCTTCACCCTGACCGGTTTGCGCCACGCCCCCATCGCCGCAAGCCGCTCCGCGTCTTCGATCTGGCGAAGCACCTGACCGGCGACATCGACAGCGTTGAGGTTCGCTGAACCGCTCTGGCTGTAGACGACCCGAACGGTGAACCCCTCAGCCCGCGCCACCGCCACCTCGTCGCCACCACCCGCGGCGACATCCACCCCGAGGCGAATCTGGTCGGAAACCGACGGGTCTTCGTTCTCCATCGCCTGTTCAATCCAGTCGATGGGGATGACCCGGTTGCCGCTGTCCCTCGGGAAGCGGGCATGGACGCGGGCTTCGACGTAGGACGAATCCTCGCCGAACTCGCGAACCACATCGTCCACCCACTCCGGGCCGATCAACTGGCGGGCGATTTCCGGCGGGCACTCTTCCCCGGTGAAGTTCGGAGTGTCGTGAGCGCCGATACGGATGATCTCGTAGTTGCCGGATTCGACAGCACGCTCAAACCAAGTGTCCGAATCGTCCGACGGTGGGTTGCCGATCGCCAGCAGGCGGGTGTGACCCCCGGTCATCAGCGACTCAAAACTGCGTCCCAGCGTCGGGCTGATCCCCCCGGCTTCGTCCACGATGATGAGTAGGTGCGGAACGTGGATGCCCTGCACCGCGGACTCGTCGTGGTCCGACGGTGAGAACCCGAACGCCACAAGGTCGCGACCGACCTTCCATTCGGTGGTCGTCATCTCCCCTAGTAGACCGTTCATGGCGTGGACCCGTCGGATGTGCGGCCACAGGATGGTCCGCACCTGACGGAACGTAGGAGCGGTCGTGATGACCAAGGCCGTACCGGGAGGGTGGACTGCGCCCCACCATGCGACGGCCCGTGCCGCGATGTGGGACTTGCCGGGGGCGTGGCACGCCGGGACCACGGTGCGCTTGTTGTCCACCAGTGAGCGGAGGATGTCGCGCTGCTTCGACCACAGGAACTCGCCGAGGGCGATCTCTACGAACCCTTCGGGCCAGTCGGCGAACGCCGCCCACTTGGTTCCGCGTTCGGCTTCGATCACTTCCCACGCGTGTGGGCCTTCGGCTATCAGGAGCCGGATGCGTTCCTCGGGTGGGAGGTCGAACAGGAGGTCCAGTGTCACAGGGGAAGACTAGACCGTATTTTGACGACAAGTTGCACCACGGGTGCTAGATGGTGCTACACTGAGTTCGTGACAGAGGCCACCCACCAAGGAGAGACAGAGATGAGCGCCACCACCTACAAGGGCTATGAGATCACAACTGATGACGATGGCGTTGTGACTGTTCATGCTCCGTACCTGTCCCTGCTCCCCCGTGAGTCCCGGTGGACAACGGTGGCAGCAGCCAAGGCGACCATCGACATCAAGGAGGCCAAGTGATGAACAACCTCACCACCCGGCAGCGGGTAGAAGGACGGATCAAGCAGACCACGGGCCAACACACGCGGTGGCTCTACTTCGATGACCGGGAGGGCGCTTGGTTCAACGGCAGCGACTTCGTGTGCCAGATGAACCGGTGGGACTTGAAGGACGGCACCCCGGCGACCGACGCCGAAGGCAACGGCAAGATCATGCGGTGGGCAGCATGCCACCAACTTCTAACCGACAACCAACAAGGAGAGACAGAGATGACGAAGGCTTGCGAAGACTGCGGGGTCCAGATCCCCACTATCCAACTCGGTGTCGTGTGTAGCCCCTGCATGAGCGCCTACGTTGACAAGATCGTTGAAGAGGCGTCAGGCGTCACGGCCACCACCCTCTAGTACCGACAACCACCAAGGAGAGAAAACAATGGCCGATTCTGTTTACCTAGTCATCACCCCCGACGGTGACGCGCTACTCGCGGAAACCACCGACGACACCTACGCGGACCTCTCCACTCTGGTGGACGGCATGATCGAATGTGTCGCCCTCCCCGGTCAGGTAGACGCATGGGTCAACGAAGAGGGCCTATACCGCGACGACTTCGCCTACAACCTGCTCGGCACCTACATGGTCCGCGGCTGGACCGGGAACCCCGGCTACCACCTAGTCGGCCCAGTCGTGTTCGCAGCACACGACGACGAAGGCAACACGCTGCCGTGCCCGGCGGGGTTCATCGCCGACACCGTGCAGAAGGGTGTGGAGTTGACCCCACGGTTCCAGTCCGACAAGGCGCTCCTGCTCGTTCACACGATCGAAGAGATCAAGGACCGGATGGACGCTGCAAAGGAAACAGCATGAGCGACTACTTCGTACCTGACGGAACGACGTACACGGCTCCGACAAGCCGGGCGCTGTACCACGCGACATGGCCGACCCACCTCGGGTCGATCATGGAGAAGGGTCTCCAACCCGGCATGGACGGCTGCGTCTACCTCGCGGGACCGCTGCCTGCCCACGCAGCGACGTTCATCGCCATGCGGGGAGGCGAGTTCGACGGCTACACCGAAATAAAGGTCGATGGGGCAACAACCCGTGTACCAAACCTCATCCAGCACGACCACATCTACGTCATCGAAATCCCGGTCGATGAACTGGACCCAACAAAACTGGACGAGTCTGGCGACCACAGCCCGGCAGCGTTCCCCGCCGACACCGAGTCGTACACCTACGACGGGGTGATCCCATACAACTTCGACTGGAACGTCTACCAGTTGGACATGCCAAAATAGGAAAATAGAAACATGGAGGAAATCTGATGACCAGCCGTGAACCCGAACTTGTGACTCATAAGGCGATCTGCTACGACGACGAGGGGAGGCTGGTCTGTTGCTGCAGAACAGACTCCGATCTTCAAGCCGCTCAGGAACTGAGTGCAGCGGACGCTCACATCCTTGTAACCGAACATCAGGTCGCTGGGATGTCGATGCTGTTCGACGCCCTCGACAGTCCAACGACATGAAGCACCCGGAGTACGACTGCGACCGTTGCGGCAGCGAAGTCCCCGATGGTGAAGGCCGGTACACCTCAGATGGGGATGAACGGATCTGCGGCGAATGCGCTGAAGTCGCGGAGGAAGATCAACGAAGAATGGAGACGGCCAGATGAGTGACCCGAAGTGGTTGAAAGAGTTGGAGGACTATGAAGCCGATAAGGCCCGAGGTGCCTCCCCGGCGGCAGACCGGGTGCCGGTCAGGAAGAAGCGACGCACCATCGGACCCGACGACTTCAACGAACTGGCAAGATCGACGGCATTCTTCCGAGACGACTACAACGAACTCAGCCGGGACGCGGCTGGCTACGATGAGGACGCCGCAGCCGAACGAAGGCGAGAAGGATGATGAGCAGCCTCAACGGTCAACTCCCACACATTCACGAGACGATGCCCGGCGACGGCTGGCGCTACTCGGTCCTGATCTCCGAACTCCCCCACGACGGCTTCATGGGTGGCGGTAGCCCCGACGACTATGTGGTCGTCACTGTCTGGCGACCGTTCGACAAGGGCATTGGTCGGACCTACGTCATGGCGAAGCACGGGACGCTGACCGACAAATACGTCCAACAGAAGTTCTGCGACGGGCTGGATGACCCGGACATGATCCGCAACATCGCCGACGCGATCCGGCACACGCTGGGCCGACCGGGGTTGCACGACGAAAACTGGTTGTAGAGGCCCGGCGATTGGTGGCCGTCACCCAAACGATAACCAACCACCGGACCTCCACTAACCCCATGCCACGCTGACCGCCGTTTCAGACAAGAAACGGCGACCGGTTGGACGGATTTCTTTAGGATTTCTTGACGGTTTCTAAATACCCCCTTTGACCTGCGGTTTTGTGGGGGTCAGTGTCTACCCTTGGGCTACATGATGTTGCATGGCGCTACACACGGGGCTACGATTAGTTCGTGAGTGAGCAGCGGGTTCATCAGGTTCGCGAGTGGGTCGCCGAAGCCCGGCGGGTCCACCAGTGGGAGCGGGAACGGTACGGCTGGTACCGGGTCAACGTCGTCTTCACTGGGCGGCGGGCCAAGAAGGTCGTCAGGGAAGCCGCCCAAGACGCCTTCGTTGCGGCCTTCGACCGGTGGGACGCCCACCACCAGCGGGTCGCCGCCGAGCGGACCGAAGTCACCGCCCAGTCCATCGGCGCCTTGGAGAAAAGCCTCCGGGTGTGGGGCGCGTCGGTGGGTGTCTGATGAGCGCCCGGTTCGTCGTCGCCGCCGCCTTCGTCGTGGCTGCCGTGTTCGCCGGTAGTCAACTCGGCTGCGCGGTCGTCAGCAGGCAGGCTGCCCGGTACAGCCAGTTGGCCCACGCAGCATTGGTCGTTGAAGGTTCGCAAAGCGCCGCGGTTAGCGCGGCAGAAGGAGAGGGCAAGTAAATGAAAACCACCGTCACCTACAAGGGCTACGAAATCACAACTTATGACGACGACTACCGGGTCACCGTTCTCGCCCCGTACTTGTCGTTGCTTGCACGGGAGTCACAGTGGACAGATGTGGCAGCAGCCAAGGCAACCATCGACTTGAAGGAGAGCGAGTAGTGAAGACTCAAGCCCAGTTCAAGAAGAAGGCGGTTGCCAACTTCAAGCGGGCCAACCCTGACGCTGCTGATGTGACAGTGGAGTGGGTCTGGTGCTCCAAGAAGCACGAATGGGCCGACGGCTCCTACGGCTGGGGCGGCACGTTCGTTGCCAAAGCGGCTGGCTTCAACACGAAGCGGGTCGTCTGTCAGGGCAACGAAGACGGCAGCCTCTTGGTCCGGTGACCAACCAATCGACAAAGAAAGAAGGAGAGCAGACAATGACCGAGTTCGGCTTCTAACCACCAGCGGTTGGCCCCGGCTCCGGTCGGGGCTTTCTGCTACCCGCTGAGCGTTTCGCCACCATCCACGACGAACTGCTGCTTCCCGCATCGGGAACAGCCATCCCAGAACAGCCGCGTCAACCCTGTCGTGTCTGACACCTCTGATACGAGGTCGGTTCGGTGCCAGTCATGTTCGACACACTCCTGCGGTGGCGGGGGGATAGGCCGACCAGATGCCGACAACGGGGCGGTACCCAAACGACTAGCAGTCATACATCAGAATCGCCGCGACCCCGATGCCATGCCTGATGCGCGGCGATCTGTTCACCATGCGTATCCAACTTGAGATCCATCATCACCGTGCGCCGGTCGATGGCGTCTAGGACACGCCGATTCGATTCGTGCGCCGCGTCGTTGGCGTTCCGCATCCGGTGGGCGAGCACCGACAACGACCCGCCGATCGTCGCCGTAGCGATCGCGCCGATAGCGGTCACAATCTCAGCGGTCAAGGCTTCCCACCGTGATACGGGGTGGCATGACCGAGACTGACCATCTCATCGTTCAGGCACTCGCCCTCGTTATTCAGGATGCGCCCAAGGATGCGGCCATACTTGCCCTTGTCATCAAGGGTGGTCTGGATGATGACCCGGTTTTCCAGTCCACCAGTCCAGTCTTCGACATACCGTTTCGCAGCGAGACCCTTCTGCTTCTCCACAGCATCTCTGGTCCGAGACTCTGGGGCGTTGATCCCGTGGAACCGAACGCGGCCCTTCATTTGGATGTCGAAACCAAGATCCAGAGTTACGTCGATGGTGTCGCCATCCACGACACGATCTACTACTGCTCGGTAATGAAACAGATTCCTGCTACTCACGGTTTGACCTCCGGTTAGTTGTTCAGTGTAGACGGGCGGCTCAGACGCGATGGACTTCTCCAACGCAACACGGGCCTGACTGGACTGGTGGCGCAGGTTACGCCACGACCGGCGCGGGCCGATCAGTCGTCCTCTTCGATCGTTAGCCGATACCACCCGGCGTTCGCGTTGTTGTAGACCGAAGCGCGCAACACATAGTCGCCCGCAGCCTGATTAGTGCGGACGATGCGACTGTCCCACTGGTCGCTCACGTTGTCGATCACCGGGACACCATCCGTGCAGGCTGACCCATTGTCGCAGTAGGTGATGGTCGGGGTTTCGTCTACATCCACGGCGGTGCTGGGCGGGTTGACACAAGTGTTCCCGCAGTCTCGCCCACCGTCATCGTCATTTTCAATCGCCTGACCAACCCCTACTGCTGATGCGTCGCCCGAGTGATCTCCCTCGGGAGCATGGGTATCCCAGTTCAGGTAGATGTGCGGGTCGCCAGCCTCATTGTTTGAGTTGAACTGGGCGTGGGTCAGGTTCGTTTCAGCGTCGATACGGATGCTCGTAGGTTCGTCCAATGTGAACTGGATGTAGTCGTAATCGGTGCGACTGCTAGACGAGACGATGCACCAATCCCCCATGCCTCGCCAGCCGCCCTCAGCGCAACCTTCCTCGGTGCCTACCGTCGCTGTCGTCGTTGAAGCCTGCGTGTACGCATCCCCAGCGGTGACCGTTGTTGTCGAATCCTCCCAATGCCTCTGCGTGCTGCAACCGCTTTCCACGTTGTCAACGTAGGTGCAAGTCACCGTGTCAGACCCGGAGCGGGCCACCACCGTCGTCGTGTCCACATAGGTCGTGGTGACCGTCGTCGCGGTCGTGGTGTCCAGATGCCAATGACCGTCGTTGCTGTTGTGGGTCAAGATCCCCGACTCAGCGACGGTGGTTGCTGTCCCCGTCTGGGTTGTAACAACCGAAGTAGACAGGGTTTCCGACAGGGAGTTCACCGTCGTTTGGGATGTCACGGTCGGCTGATAAACCGGCGGTTCGTAAACCTCAACTATCCCTTGCTCAACTACGAAGCCGGGCAGCACCTCACCCGCGACATCGGCGTCAATGTCTCCCGCTTCCACAGCCACAACAACTGCGGCCCACCCGGTGAACCCCGCCGGGACTGCGCCCCAGTCGTCGTAGTAGGCCGGATCGTTCGCCGCGTCGTAGTCGTCCCATGTGCCGAAACCGCCGGGTGGATCTTCACAGGCTGAGGTGCCCCGGCACCCGGCGAACCGATCCCACGAAGGGGCTGTCGTAGTTGGCGGGGGTGGCACGGTCGTCGTCGGCGGGGGCACCGTCGTCGTGGGAGCGGGCGCTTCCGTCGTCGTAGGAGGCGGGGCCGTGGTGGTCGGAGGAGAAGCGGTGGTCGTCGGCGGTGGGGCCGTCGTAGTTGGAGGGGCAGCCGTGGTGGTAGGTGGTGGGGCTGTGGTGGTTGGAGGTGGAGCAGTTGTCGTGGGAGGTGGGGCGGTTGTTGTCGGTGGCGGGGGGAGAGTCGTCGGTGGCGGCTCCTCCTCTCTTACCTCAGGTTCCGGGTCTGGTTCCCAAGCAGTAACCACCACCCGGTCGTCTGCGTGTTCTTCGATGAACACCTCAGTCCATCCCTGAGGTTCCTCATCCCACCACGCTTCTTCCTCGTAGACGACAAACGATTCGTCGTCGGCTTGTTCCTCAAACCATTCGTCGTCGTAGTCAACTTCATCCCACTGTTCGTCTTCCCAGTAGTCGTCATCGACTATGAGCGTTTCAGCGAGATCAGGGGCGTCGTCAAACTCGGCGGGCGCTTCCCAGTCGTTGCGTTCTTCCATCTCTTCGACATACGACTCGCCTAGCACCTCTTCTACGCGGTCTTCGGCTACCGCTTGGAAGTATTCGGCGTCCGACGCGACCCACGCTTCGACCACTTCTTCTTGCTGGTCGATAACCCCGGTGTCTTCATCGAAGGAGAGTTCCAACACGACAGGTGCTTCCGGTACCGGAGGTGTGGTCGGTTCCGGCGCTGCCGGGTCTGCGGGCACGCTCGGGGCCGGGGCTTCGACTTGGTAGGCGGTCATGTCTACTTCGACCGCTGCCAACTCCACCCCAGCGTTGTCGGCTATCGCGATGGACAGCACCGACGGCTGTTCGACAACAACCGGTTCGTCTGGGGTTGGCTCACCGGGCGGTGGTTCAACCGGGGGAGCCTCAGCGAACTGGACAACGATTTGTTGTCCCTGCTCTATCTCTATCTCAACTTCAAGGGCGTCCACCGCGATAGCGACGGTGGCTTCTTCGATGTCGGCGACCGCTACGGCTTCCTCGGAAAACTGGATGAGCGACGTTGGTTCCGGTTCTGGTTCGCCGGGCGCTACCGGTTCGGGTTCGGTTGGCACCTCGGCTTCGATCTGGACGGATTGCTCGTCGTCAAGGATCAGAAGCGAAAACTCTTGGGTGGTATCCTCTTCGGGTTCCGGCTCCAGCAGGGCTTCGGCACTCGGGCGTGCGGCAAGGGGCGTTTCGACCTCCGCTGGCGCTGGAACACCAATAACGTCAACGTCGGCGGTGAAGTCTTCAACGCCCGGCGGGAGGAACACCAGCACCGGGTCCGCGGTGCTTGGCCCTGAGATCAAATACCTGTACGTCGCTCCTTCGATCTCGTTGACGAACGTGCCGTCGTAGTAGCCGAGCCTGTCGCCGTCCTCCGTTTCGATCTGGATGGACATTTGCTTGTCGCCTGACGCAGCGACCGTGAGCATCGTTCCGGCTTCTTCGTCCTCGGTGGGGCAGAACCCGCATGTGAACGGCCCTGACCGGGAGGTCATCGGCGTCAACTCCATCGTCCCGACACCACCACCCCACGCCTCAGATGCTTCGGTCGGGTTGGTGGCTGCTAGGGCGTAGGCCCAGCCGTCGTCGTCTACGTCGATCCACCGTTCCGAGTTCGGCCAGTTTGAGTCGTAGATGTAGATGCGCCACCGGTCACCGTCGGTGGTGACCTTGTACGGGGTGACAGCGTGGCCCCCCGAAGAAGAATAAATGCCGATGGTGTAGCCGACGGATGGTTCCCCGGCTTCGGCTGCTGCGAAGTCTTCGTACAGGATGCGGGCCAGAGCCAGCGGGGACAGTTCAAGGAACGCTGACGCCTGCTCCTGAACTTCGGCGGCGAACTGCGTGACGTACCAATAGGCGATTTCGGACAGGAGCGCCGGGTCGGCCTTGACGAGTGCAGCAACGTCTTCGACGTTCTGGAACGACGACAAGGTGACCGGATCGTTCGCTAGGCGTAGCGACAGAACGGTCAAGCCTTCGCACAACCCGCCACGCATCGACCGGTTCGCTTGGGAAATCAACTGGAGGATCACCGGGTAGGGCGTACATTCGTTGTCCACCACGCTGGAGCAGACCTGAGCGTCGCCGTAGAAGCGGCGCGCCATGTTGACGGTCAGTTCGGCGGGTGCTTCGCCGCCTCCGAAGTTCTCAAACGAAAAGCCGTCCCGGTCGGGGGTGTACCGCAGCGACGCCCCCACCGCTGTGGCTTCCGGGGTTGTCTCAGCAACCGTGGTGGTTGGTGCAACCAGTGTCGTGGTCGAAACCGGAGGCCCGGTAATCGTGGTGGGGACGCTAGTCGTTGAAGTGCTTTGAGACGGCTGTGGAGCCGTTGTGGTGACCGGCTGGGAGGTCTCAGCAGGGGTAGCGGCTTTCCCCCCGCAGGAGGCTGCCAGAAGCGCCGTGAGGACGGCTAGCCATAGACGCCGGGTCAACGACGACGGCGCGATTGGTACCAGAACAGGAGGCCGACGCCGATGACCAGAACCGCGGCGACGACGATGACGGTCATGGACCCGCCGGGCGCTCCGCTCATGTCGATGGAGAAGTTCTTGGTGCCCCCACCGAGCAGGTCGCCTTCGGCTTTCAGGTCGGCGACGGCTTCTTCAAGTTGCGCGACTTGGAACTCCAGTTGGGCTTTGGAGTCGGAGTGGTCGCTGAGGAACCCGAACGCGCCTCCGAAGGTGGCGGGCAGCCCGACGATGTACGCGATGTTGTCCTTGATCTTGTCGATCAGGCTGCTGGCTTGTTCAACGCGGCCCGTGATCCCCGGAGCAGGAGGGGGAGGTGGCGCAGAAGATGTTGCGAAGTGCTCTTCAATGGTTCGCTGAATGCTCCGCAGGGCTTCCGTTGTTTGATCGTTGTCCATCGTGGCTCCATCCGGCCACGACGGGCACTACATCTGCTGGTACTTAGTGGTCGTGCATTAGTCTTCTGGCAACTCTGCCGGGTCTGCTGAGGTCTTGACTAGCGAACCGCTAGCATCGCCAAACGGGAGGATGCTCGCAGCATACGACTTGAGAATCGACAACGCAGCAGGAGCCGCGGAAACCGCGATCATTTTCATCGTGGACAGGTCAAGGTCGGTCATCCCCGACGCTGCGATCAACCCGACCACGCTCTGGACGTAGGTTGAAATCGCTCGCTCGGCGACATCCTTGAGTTGGTCAAAGTCCAGTTTCATGTGGTCACCGACTTCTTCGCGGGGGCCTTCTTGGCGGGGGCCTTCTTAGCGGGAGCCTTCTTGGCTGCGGGCTTCTCAGCCTCCGGCTCAGGTGCCTTCTCCACAGCCTTCTCCACAGCCTTCGCCTTCTTCGGCTTAGCCACTGTCGGATGCGCTGCCTTGTCCAACGCCTCCCAAGTCACCGGGCCGACATTCCCGTCGGCAGCAAGATCCTTCTCGTTCTGGAAAGCAACAACAGCACGCTGCGTACCGATGCCGAAGCGTCCATCAACAAGCGACAGGTGGCCCAACTCCCGCAACGCTTCCTGCAACGCACGAACGTCATGCGTGTTGGTTGCCGTGGTGACACTCAGCCACGATCGTTCAGTCATGTCTTCTCCTAACTGGTGAACAGGGCGGTGAACAGGGCGTCGAACGTCTTGACATCAACGACGCCTGTGACGAGCAACCCCTCCTTCTTCTGGAAGGCCCGAACGCCTGTTTGTGTCTTCCTACCGTAGATGCCGTCAGCAGCGCCGACACGGATGCCCTTGTTGCCGAGCATCGTCTGGACGGTCTTGACTGCTGCGCCCCGCGACCCGCGCTTCAACGGTGTTGACATCACCGTCTGGCGTTGCGCGTGGATCGCTGCGACAATCCCCGCCCAGTCCACCTTGTGCTTCGGTGCGTCGTGGCGTTCGTAGGGTTCGCCGGTCAGGGCTGGAGCCGGGAACCAGTCGGTGGATTGGCGTGGCTGGTGATGCCACCATTCGCTAGCCACGGTTGGGCGGCATCCGAACTCTGTGGCGATCTTGTTGATGTCGGGCTTCGGGAGTTTCTTGTCCAACTGGTGGAGGTCAACGGCGTAGCACCATCCGTCACCGCCACCCTGTTGCATGTGCCAACTTCCTCGCCAGATCCCGAGGCCGTCCCTGCCCTTTGGTCCGAACCGGCGCTCTGGGTTGGCGGCGAGTATCTTGGAGCGCCCAGACTTGTACCGATCGTAAAAATACCGCTGGTCAGCCAGTGAGCGGCAAGCCGACGACACGGCAACCCGACCCTTGATACGGGAATCGGAGAAGAACGCCTCAAGGCGCTGAACGAACTTCGGGTGCAGCAAGTCCAGTTGAACGCTGGACTTCGTAGTTGGAATGTCCACGGCTTCGATGCTAGCCCAGCACCGCTTGGACAGCGGCCCACTTGACCCCAGTTGCCTCAGACGAATCGGCGGTCAGCACCTCATTGTTGCTACCGACCCCCAACTTGGAACTCGTATCAGCACCCGTGCCGACGTTCAGGTCGCCCTTGGAATCAGTGTCCAACGTCAAACTCACCACCCCGGTGGTGCCGCCCCCAGCGATGCCATTTGACACCGAGACTTCGGTAATGTCGCCGGTAGGGGCTTGGTCGATTCGTTGGTCTATTCGCCCACCCATGCTGTCTCCTAGCCGAAGTAGGTCACAAAGATAGTGCTGTCCGACGACCCGGTACGGATCAGTTTCACGCTATCCATACTGTTGTAGACCGTCAAAACTGAGTATGGCTGGAGCGCGTGCCCAACCGAGGCCGTCGGGGTACCCCACCGAACACGGATCTGGTTTGCCCCGTTCGTTATCAGAGCCGTCAAAGCACCTGACGGAATCGACGCCAAGGCGACAGCGGTGCTGGAAACGGTCAACGACTCGTCGCCCTTCAACACTCCATACGCTGACGCAGCGTCACGGGCTAAACCCATAGCCTCATTCTATTCGGATCGGTCACAGCCGCACCTCGTCCCCGGCGCACATGGCATACGGGCCGTCAGCATCAACA